CACTGCGAATGTGTAGGCATGATGGAACTCTTCGATGGTGCAAGGGTCAAAGATACGGATGTCAAATGGCACACCATGCTGCTGCTCTCTGTTGAATTGGCGTGCAAGCTGTGCCGATTTAGAATCATACCGCACCATGATGCCCTTGCGTGGACCATCATTGATGATAATTGTCAATACCCCTGCAAGGTGATCATAATGGAAGAACTCAGTGCCCTCCAAATTTTTGAATAATGTAACTGCTTTTGTCATGGTTTTTAAATTTAGAAATAAGATTCAATAAGTTCGCCTGTTTCGATGTCAATTTTTTCGGCCCATACATTAACGATGGCAGGGTATTGCTTGGCCTTCTCTTTGGCATGCTTGAGCTCCTCAAGATCGGTAGGAGGCACATCACGCTCATAATTGATAAAGTCATTCATTGTCTCATGCCAGATTAAGTTGCCTCCGGCTGCGCTGTAAGCTAAAATTTGAATTTCTGTTTTCATGATGTTTTGATTTTGTTCTGCAAATATTATAAGATTATTTGAAAACGCAAAGCAAAATATAAAATCATGCAAATAATTTTATTAACTTATTGTTAATGAGTGAAATAATTTTCACTTAAGGTGCTGCCACTGCCAGTCCGAAACCAAGCAATGCACCCACTCCGATCTTGAATCCTGTGGTCTCATACCACCTTGGCGGCTTTCTTACCACAAAGTTGCTCATGCCTGTCACCATCACATTGGGATTATCCACCCTGATGCGCACCACCGGATCACTCTTTTTAATTAACCTATTAAAGAAGCCATCTCTGAGCGTATCTCCAAAGGCCACAGTGTAAGTGGTGGGAATAACTAATGAATCAATCTGGAGGCTCCCTAAACGATTTATCGCACCACCAATTGTGAGATGTTTCTCCTTCTTAAAGAAGGGCCTTGGCAGCTTAAGGTGTGGAAAGGAATCAATATACACCGGATCGGCAAGCTTGATCTCTGTCTTTACAATTGTTTTTGTCTCATACTTCACCACCTCTGTTGGCTCTCTCATCTCCATCATCTCAATCTCTTCCACCAGAGCCTCCTCCAGTTCGGCATGCTGAATTAATCTGATGCCCTGACTGATTAAGTTGGATGAGTCCTGTGCTATCCTGCGAACAAGCTTATCTTTATACTCAATCATGGTCTTAAGATCAGCCTCCGCTGCCCTCTGATTTTCACATGATCTAAATGTGAGCAGCAATAAGATAAGAATTGTCACACCATAGATTGCATGATGTTTAAGTGTGGTCTCGGACATGGCTTAAAATTTCATTAAATTTAGCCAAATAAGTTGACTTATCCTTGAGCTGATCCATTAAGATCTGGCTCACAACATTAAGTGGCATGTCACGCTCTATCACATACACCACCAATACCTTAACCAATCTCTCATCGCATTCAATATCGGTTGCAGGTAGGCTCATGCAACAAAGATATTTAAATTTGTCTTGTGGCTTTCTTAACCAACAATTTAACTACCTCATCAAGCCTGTCCACTGATGAAGCGATCATTATCATGATGCCACTCTTCTCCTGCTCGGTTGCCTCTGGATGATCAAGCAGCATTCGCACCAAGCCACCGATTGAAGTAAGCGGCTGCCTGAGCTCATGGCTTAACATAAATCTGAACTCTTCCAGGAGCACCTTCTGCCGTTCATGCTCATGTGCTGAAATAGATGTCACATCCACAAGCTGAATGCCAATAAAGTGCAGGCTGTCCATTATTGAGTAAACATTCCACATATTGTATCGCTCAGATCCAATCTTCTGCTTGGTCTTGGCATACACCCTGACAGCATCGGGAGTATTCTTTTTTGCCTTCTTTATGGCCCTTAGAAGCTCATCTTTATCGGAGTCATGGGCTGCAATGTCCATGATATTGGATGGCTTGATGTGGCTGCTATATTCCTTGAACAAATCATTGGAGGCCACTATCTGACCATCCTGGTCACAGATAACATAAAAGAGATCAATAGATGATTCCAGGATATGCAGGCTTGCCATATCACAAAGATACGTTAAGCCAATAAACTTTTACGACAATTCTTGCTTGAGCTCATTGAACAATTGAACCCATGATGGAGCACAAGTGACGGCATACTTAGCAGCAACAGCCAACATAAATGTGAAGGTGAGTGAATTGCAGAGTAGATCAATATTCATAGGCTGTTCAATATCTGGCTGATTTCTTACTTCGTGAATCTCGAATGTATGGTACGTTGATTCACTTAATAAAGATACATCAACAGGTTGAATTGAATCAGCAGGCATGTGAAATATTTTTTTAACCGGCATCACCTCAGCCATCTCAATGGGCAAGGTATCGGCTGCAATGGTGTCCTGATGGATCACTGTTGGCACTACCTCAACAATCAGCCTCACTGGATGATTAGGGCAGTGGCCTGGATTGTTGCATTGTATCGTGTCAGTTGGTATCATTGCTGTTGGTTTTAGGGATGTAGCCTGCTGCCACCATTGCTGCTACAATAGCGGCCAAAGTTTCCACCTCAATCTTTTTTAAGATTAGCATAAAGACAGACACCAGGATCACAAGGGAGCCAATGGTAGGCTTCCAATGTTTCAGAATGATGTTGCAGATCTTACGTGCTTTGGTAGGCTTTCGACTCATGGCTCAATTTACGAATGATTGGGCCAATGTGTTAATTCAATTCTGCCCCTTTATTTACAGAGTGAGAAATACAGATTAGCCTCTTCTCGCCTACGAGTCACCAATCCAGGCAGTACCTTGCCACCACCTCTCACCCACTTTTGGAACTCATCCAATATTGATGGATCAGCAGGATTGACTTTTGCCTTTTTTAAAAGTGTGGACTTAATGAATGCACCTGTGCCCACATTGTATGTGAATGACACAAGTGCATCAAATTGACATTGATTAAGGTTGGGTAAATGCCGATTCACAGCAGCCTCAAATGATTGTAAAGAGGCAAGCAATAATTGAGTGGCCTCTTTTTCGCTGCTTAATTTTTCGCCCAGGATCACCTTGCGCCCATCAGGATATCTGGTGTTGCCGTAGCCAATTGTGGGCACCCCTGCCGGGCAGAGGTAGCTGCTCAATCTCAAGCCCTCATGCTTTTTAATTATTGCCAAACCGTTTGCCGATGTGGAGCGCATGATTACAATACTAAATATTGAACGGTGATGTAGATGTAAGAGAATGATCCTCCAGTTGTGGCATGAGTCAGATTTATCTTAGCTGTATTATTTACAGTATCTGCCTGCAATCCCCAAGATGTCAAGTCAGCAGGCACATTGTTATAAGCCACTATGCCCACCAAGTCTTTAACATTGGTAAAGTTTGATGCCACAGGTAGGCTCAATTCAAACTCTGCTTGTGTTTCGGCCACATCTAATGCAACATCTAAATAATATGTGCAACTGACCACATCATTAACCCTGCTATAATAGCCAGCCAATGGTGCCACAATCTCATTGTAAGTTTCATTAGATACGGTTGGAGTAAAGCTGCCGCTATCAAACTGAGGCATGCCATTAAATATGTTTTGAACCTCAATCTGCTTGGATTGATTGGCTGATGTGTCCACAATGTACATTACATCGGTGGGATCTGCCACCCCTAATGTGGTTAAGTCGGTTACTTTTACCCCTGCCATAATTGGTTTGTTTATTTACAAATTTACAAATTATTTAGATACTCAATTAAATCAACTGAGCTTGTGTAGGTTTGACCGTTTATAGTATTCTCAGTCAATGTAAGCAGATATACACCCTGCTCAGTGATCACATGGAAGGTATTGTCATCAACAGTCTCCCACTTAGGATCAATCAGATTGGTTGATATTATACCACTGGCTGTGCTTACAAATTCAATATGTGTTGATGTAATATTGATATTATTCATGTTTACGGTTTTTCAATCATGTAAAAACTTCCAAAGGTTACGTCTGCCCCACTTGTATTAAGCTGCAATGCAAACACAATGTATTGCTGCTGTGTCCAGTTTACCGCTGCCGTAGTGGTTAAATCGTATAAGCCGTAATCGGTAGCCACGCCTAAGCCGGGTGCAAAATATACCTCGGTGTTATTATTAGCAGTTTTAATTGCAAGATGCCTGATCATCTGATTAACCAAGAATGATGGTGCTCCTGCATTCTGATGCGATCCAAGCAAGATTGGTGAGCCGCTAAGGTCAGGAGTTGCATTGGCATAGATGCGCAAGGTCATTGAATTTGCCGTTCCTGTTTTAGCCGTTCTGTAAGTTATTCTTACCACATCACCTGCTGCAAATGTATTGGCAGGAATTAGCTGAGTATATTTAACAGTGTTGGCTGTACCTGTATGCGTTGCCGAACTTATGGCAGATTTGTAAACTACCGAAGCAGCCGGTATGGTAGGGAAGGTTGCAAGTGTGCCATCGCCTCTGATGTACTCCGCTGTGGTTCCTGCTCCTGTCACAGCCAATGTTCCTGATGTGGTCACAGGACTATTGGCCACCGTAAATGCAGCAGGCATGGTTAGGCCCACAGATGTCACTGTGCCTGTTGGTATGGTCGGGAAGGTTGCAAGGCTGCCATCCCCTCTCAGATATTCTGATGTGGTGCCACCAAGCACATTGCCCAAAGTTCTATTTTTCCAAAGGTTGTTTACACCAGTGGTATAAACTAAAAATTGATTATTGGCAAGTGGTGTGGTAGTGATGTCCACATCTGACAGCTCATCAAGCTGAAAGCCATTCTGCACAAATACATAAATCTGACCATTGCCTGCATTGGCCCTTTCCACAATTCCGATCCTGGTCAAGTGATTAGGTGCCAATGGCAGCACGTTTGTGAGTGCTCCTGCTGTATTGCCTACGTAAAGAGTATCTCCTGCTGTGTAAGCATTTGTATTTATACCATCAATTACCCCTTGAGTTATGATGTAGCCTTTTTGATTCGGCCCAATTGAGCTGCTAAAAACTAAGCCAACAGTCTTGGAACTTGTAGCCTCTGATGTATTATTGGCAAGCTTAACAGTCATACGATCTCCAGTTGCACCAAAGGCATAGACTGGCTGACCTCTGTTAATAGTCACACTGTCTGCATTGGTGATGTATGCAAACATCTGATTGGGTGCGACACCTAAAAGCTGAAAGTTTGTACCATCATAAATGGCAATGAATTGCTGATTTGCAGCAATGTCTCCTCCAATAATTGGCACCACATTATTCTTTGATATATTGACAGCTCCAAGGCCGTTAATATTTAAAGTGGATGCACCTGTGTTGGCATTGGTGAATCCAATGGCATATGCATCATTGGTATTGTAAGAAGTCACACCAGGAATTGATACGGTGTAAGTATCAGTGCCACTGGCTGTGCCCCCCTGCATACCTGTTGCTGCTGTGCTGTCAATGGTGAATGATGGATAGGTGCCGGTCACAGTTATATCTGTGCCACCTGTTATGCTCACCACCTGATCTGGTGCTGTATTATCAATGGTGAAATTTGGATAAGTACCTGATGTGCTGATGCCTGTGCCTGCCGTTAATGATACAATCTGATCTGGTGCTGTATTATCAATTGTGACACCTGTTATACTTATTCCTGTGCCGGCTGTGAGCTGATCTTGCTTGCCATCGAATGTGGCCCAATCTGCCGAACTAAGATAGCCATCAGTGGTGGCATCAGCTTGAGTGATTGAGATGTCTGGAGTAGCACCACCGCTTGAGGCAATCGGTGCTGTGCCTGTCACAGATGTGACACCACCACCTCCGCCTCCGCCTGGCACATTAACCTGCACCACACCTGGCGAAGTTAATGAGGCAGTCACTCCTGCCCCTGTGAAGTTCAATGTGGTGGTATTGGTGCTGACATTCACCCCTTCATCTTGCGTTCTAAGTGGTGTGCTGCCTCCACCTCCGATGGCCACAAGTGGATCGGCAGGTGTACCATTGCCAGTGATTGTCACCCCATCCACAGCAACCTCTGTGAGGCAAGGTGTGCAAGGCTCGAAGTCAGGGAGTGGAATATCACCTGTGGCACAGGTATCATAACAGCCATCCTCACTGCCACTCACCACATTAATATCAACATCAATTGTGACAGATGCCCACTCATAATTTGCAGGCAGGCTCTTGATCTCATTGGTGTACCCATTGGGCACTACCTCATAAGACACCACACCAATGGCTGTCTTAAATTGTGGATCGGTGCCGCTTATTAGCTTGAGCACCCTTGATGCAATCCAATCCTGTGCATCAGCAGAGTCACATGGCAGGTGGCTCTTGCGGACCACTGCATTGGCAGATAGGCTGTACTTTGTCTCATACATAGACTTACAGCCTGCCAATCTAAAGGTCTCAATCTTGTTGACTGATATCTTGCCACGCTTGGCCCAGAACAACGTGCCCTGTTTAGCATCGAAATTGGTCACAGGGATTGCCTGCCCATTGCCGATGTAGTGAATCCATGCTTTGTCATTGCCATCAGCCGCAAGCTCTGAGAGGCCATATATCTGATCAAAGATATTGCCCACAGCCACACGTTGATTCAATCTGTCAATTATGGTAGATAGTAAGTTCATCTCTTATTCATTGCATTTATAATCTGTTCGACTATTTGATTGGCATGATCTTGCAGCATCTCCTCCTGCTCCTCTTTTGTTGGCAGAAAGATTGGCCCATACTTAGCTTCCAATCCATCAATCTTTGGCACCTGATCGGTAGGTATTAAGATGGCAGCCTCAAGGCCCTCAGTCAATACTTCAGCAGCTAAAAATCCACCCTTTAATTTGCCAGTCAATTCAAGAGGCAGCTTGCGTGATGTGCCTGTCTTTAATTCAGCATAACCGCCTGGAAAATATAAGGACTCAATCGGCTCTCCTGTCTTACCCTTCTTATACTTAGATGGTGCTGAGGCCAATGATCTTGGACTTACATAAATTGGAGTAGTGCTGTAAGGCTTGGTAGGTAGCTTATCTCCTGCCGTATTGGTGCCACCCTTTGAGCCAGTGCCAAAGATCCGCTTAAACATGATCCGTTTCATCTCCCTTACTGCTGAATATAAAGGAGTGAACTTGGATGTCCATCCCTCATAAAGGCTATTCAGGTTCTGTTCGATCTCAGCAGGTGTGGCCATTATGGGAGTGCAGTTACGTACTTCATGTTTTTGCGGCAATCCCAACAGTGATTGTCATCAGGCAGCCTCATATTCTGGAGCATGGCTCCAAGCTCCTCACCGTATCTGGTAGCAGCAATATCTCTGGCAGCCACAATACCCTCAAAGGCATCGGCAGTTGCAAAAGGTTTCTGCCCTCTGTTGATCGTCACTGTGGTGTTTACCCTTTGATTAGGGCTCACTGTGAGTGCATAGTTGTAAATCTCAACCGCTGTGGCATAGGCTAAAGGTAAAGCCATCAGCCCACCGATGGAGCACAGCCACCCTTGCCTGTCACAATTTACATTGTAGTTAAGAGACATCCCTCCAGTGTACTTCTGATTCGATGAGCTCAATACATTGGTGCCATCAGTGGTGAGCTGAATCCCCACTGCATCCACAAATGGGCAGATGTGGCTTTCTCTGACACCACCACCACAGCTCATGCAAGCACCCTTCTTAGTGATAAACTTGGCAGCATTCATGGTCATCTCATACACAATGGCAATGTCAAGCTTGCGCCTGGCTGATGTGAATGTCTTACCTAAAAATTGATCAAGGCCTCCCTCTGCATAAGTGATGGTTTCAATCAGCTTGCCTGTGATCATATCAAATATCAGCACCGGCACATTGGTATTGGCAGCATCAATGGCAAGATTGATATCTGATAAATAAAAGTTTAAGAATGCCAAACTATTGGGATCAATCTTTAATCTGATTCCGGCATAGTTACCTGCACCAAGAGCAGTCTGCACATTGGCATAATTGGTCAGCACATGGCCCACCCTTTTGCCTTCGATCACAGTATCAGACTTCATCATTGGTGTGAGTCTGGTGAGCACATCAGATGACAGCTTGCGCCATGCAAAGGCCCTCTTATCTTCAAATAGCTGCTTTCCCTGATCGTACTGATCAGTGATGAGCTGCCCCAAAAATGTAGTGTTGATTCCAAGCTCATCAATGTATAAGCCTGTGGATGGTTCGGCTGCATCACAGCCTCTCAAGCCAAGTAAAGATTCAATGCACATCTGCTTGTTTTTTACAAAGATAAAAAAAAAGGGCCGCACATGGCAGCCCTCTTTTTAGTTAATCAATCACCCCTATGGATTAACAATGCTTACGCAATTCACATAGTTCACACCTGCGAATTTATCAGCAGCCTCATAGATGTCAGTTGGCAATGTTACGATCTTACCAGTTGTAGTCAATACAATTGATAAGTTGCCACAGTCATCTTTCATGGTAAGATCAACAGGTACTCCTGCCGGTGTAAACACCAAAGTCTTAGAGTAGTTGCTTCCTGCCACTGGAGTGATGCCAGTATTCCAATCAGCTAAGTTGAAAGATAGCCACTGGATTGCTCCTGCTGTGGTCACCAATGCCTTAGACTGAGATCCCTGAGCAGCAGCCAAACGTGCATCGTAAGCAAATCCAAAGCCGTTTTGCTGAGTGATGGCAAGAAGATCAAGGCCATACTGTGAGCAGCAGCCTGCTGCCATTGCATTAGCATAACGCTGCATGGCAGCACCACCAAATGCCACAGGAGCACCAGGATAGTTGGCCATACGAGTTGCCTGCTGAATGTCAGCAATTGCAAATGGATTAGGCTCAGTTGTGCCGTTCATGGTAGCAATCTGCAAGCAGTCAGAAGATACAGTGTAGAAATCTTCTACATCAGTACCCCATGCACCAGTCTCAGCAACAGCTTGAGTGGCAGCAGCAGAGGCAACCTTGCGATCAATCACATCCATCAAGCGCATAACTGACTCAAGTACATATCGAGAATTCTCCTGGCAGTGACGTGCGATATCAGCAGCATTGATAAGCTGTGATGCAACATAAGTATCAGTGGTGTCCACAGTGTAGGTGGTAGTGCTGTCACCGTATGTGTTTTCAGAAGTACATGTAAGGATGTCACCACCCTCAGTCACTTCTGTCTCAGGCAAACGCTGAATCCAACGTGCTTGAACGGTCTTAAGTTTACCACCGCCTGGAGATACCTCAGTGCGGATAAGTTTTGAATTTTCTGGTGAAAGCAAAAACTCCAAAAATGGAAGCTGCTCTCTTTGGCCCACTTCAATGAAGAGCTCAGATAATGACATCTGAACATTAGGGCATTCTGAAAGAATACGTGAAATTGACATAGTTAAAATGTAAATGGTTTGCCTTAGATTATTAGGCTCTAAGGTTCTGCCTACATTGCACAATTAAGTGGGTGCTCACTACATCATCACAGATGGCACAAAGATAATAAATAAATCAATCAAAAAAGCAAGGGCCTGCATCACTGCAAGCCCTAATCCCTAAACTATGATTGAATCAGATGCACAAAGATAATAAAAAAAGCCTGCAATGAAGCAGGCCTTTCAAACACAAAGAATGACTAATACACTTTACAAAGATATTAAGGCAGGTCAATTTTTCCAAAAAAAGGTTTGTCACTTACAGACCGCCTACCTTCACAGCTCCACAATTGACGAGCCCACCAATTGGCAGAGCCCCTTGGTGAAGGGATGCCTGCACTTCTGGCACAGTAAGAATTACCTGCATCAGTGCCGGGATTTATACGGTAGCCAGAAGCTCCAAAGTGAATCTCATTGCCATCATCATCAACGGCCTTGTACTTCTTGCCGTCCCGATCTGAGGCCGTTACATTGTAACCTTCATAAATTGGCATGGCTATTATTTATTTTATTATCCAAATATACCAATACAATCTCAAGTGCCCTGGTTAAATCATTGGCAGGCACCTGTTCTCCACTCTTGCCAGTCCTCCATTCGGAGTGCTGCTTGAGGATTTTAAATGCTTGCCTGATTGTCATTTGCTGAAAAATCTTGGATTAATACCTCTGATTTTTTTATCTGTTTGCGGCTCAAGCTGTGGGATCACAGGGCTGCCAGGTCTGACCACTCTTTGGCCGGCTGTTGGGTTCTTCATAACAATCCCTGCTGCTGTGGCCTCTTGCAAGAGCACATCAGATAAATTCAAGAATGATCCTGCTTTCTCTTTTGACTTTAAACGCTCTCCACTTTTACGGTCCTTCACATACACATTGCCATCCTCTTCTAAGTCAATGGCATACTTCTCACCAATGGTGGCCTTGAATCCCTTAATGGTAAACTCATTAACTGATGGATCAAGCTTGATTGAGGATAGTTCTTTTTCAAATGTGTGGTTTATTTTAGATTGCTTCTGCTCCTCTGCAATCTTGATCTTGAATTGCTCAAATTGGGTGATGGCTTCTTGCCTCGCACCATCCACTTCATTCACCTTTTTTTCAAGGGACTTATATTTTTTCTCCCACTCCTTCACAAGCTCCTCAGAGCCTGACTTATCAGCACGCTGCTGCCACTCCTCTTGCATCTTCTCATAATTATCTCTTGCCTTTTCAGAGGCCATCCGTAGTACATCCTGTGCCTTTTTATCTTTAAAATCATCCTCAGTAAGGGTCACTCCAAAGGGCTCAAATGCTCTCTTGGCTACATGGGCAATGGTGCCATTGATCTTGCCAATCTTGTCATTTAGCTCCTTGCTATTGACCCAATTCTCCTGGAATTTCTCCTTTGCCTCCTCGAGGCTTTCTGTTTCGTTTAGGTTTAGGAAGTTCACCAGTTCCAGTGCTTCCTCCGGTTTGATTGCCATAAATTATAGGTGTGTTAATTGGTTGCAGTTTTAACTCCCTGGCCCCTTTCTTAAATAGCGATTGAGCCACCACATCGGAGGCCTTGATGATCTTGCCATCTGAAAGGATCAGGTATCTCATGCCACAAAGATAATGTATTGTAAATTCAAAAGCAATGTAAAATTATAACCTACATTTTCAGTTACTTATATTTTTTTTTGCTCTTTTATTTGATTAGGTATTGCACATTCAAATAATGTTTGTACATTTGTCAAACAAAACAACGAAACATAAACGCCATGACAACTGAACAATTCACACAAATCGCAACCGAAAGAATTAGCGTAATAGCTACTAACGAGCTAATGACCGAAATTAAAAAATTAACCTTAGACCATTCAGACGCAGCTAATATGGTTTGGGATGTAGCAATGAATATTTTAATGGAGCGTATTTCAGAAACCGAATATATTGATTTTTGCAATAGCTTATAAACCAACAGGGCGGCTAACCACCGCCCTTTTTATTTAATCAATATACCCCTCAGCCCTTGCCCTTGCCTTAACGGTATCGGGCACCTTGTTATCTGGCACCGGCACAAGGTAGTGCCTGCAATTCCATCCACCCACTAATGTAAAAATTGATTTACTATCTGTGCCATCTATGCGACCGGCCCATGTGCCATCTTTAATGTCATTGATGCCTCCGCTATTCTTGCCATCACCCCATGCCTCAATCTCTTTCTTGTGGAAGATCTTATCTTCTCTGTGCTTGCAGAACGGCCTTGTTGTATCAATCTCCCCACCAAGATATTCAAACCACTCAAGCCCAAGCTCATCATTAATGGCTGCTGAGTAGCTGCGATCTGCCACCGCCTGAGCAGTGGTGGCTGTGGTCTTTATGTTAGCAAGCAGCCTGCCATCAGTGGTGTCAGTTCCTTCGACTAATCCCTCCAATGTCTTAACGGCTTCCCTTAGCGGAGCCCTTGCTGCAATGTTGGTGGTGAGCTGCTCTAAGAATGGCTGAGTGAATCTCTGATCAAGGCCTGCGCCAAAGAAGGTATTGATGGCATTCTGCTTGGATATCTGGAGCAGTTGCTTCTGCACTGCTGTTGGCTCAAAGGATGCCTCAAACTTTTGCGCAATCTCAGTGGATAGCTGCACCCCTGCATCAATGGAATCCAAGAAGTCCTTAACAGCAGCCCGATATTCACCACCAGCCAATACCTTCTTGAGCTCATCTGCTATCTCTCCAATTCTTGCAATGTTGCCCTCGGTTTGTTCAATGTTGCCTGATGCATCCACATCCATCTCATCAAGCAGTGGCCGGATCTTCTTCCATGCCTCTGCCTGAGTCTTTATGGCAGCAGTCTCAAGCCTCTTTGGTACTTCCTCAAAGAGTCTTATTTTTTCTTTTACCAGTTGATCAAATGATGCCATTCAATAACTCTTGCTGTGCCTGCTGTATTGGATCAAGCTGCTCTCTCACCTTATCCGCTGCGATACGTCTAAGTGCAATCACCTGATCTTGGAAGGGAAGATCAATAAATCTCTGTGCATCCTCTGTTGGTATGTGGTTTCTGATAAGCTCCATGATTAGCTGTGGTGCTGAGTGATGGAGTACATCCTGCCACTTCTCAACCGTACCATTGGCAATCCTTGCCACGATATCCGCACTATTCATCAGCAGCAGCTCATCAGTGTTAATGATCAGATCATAGATTGCAGATGTTTCCTCATCAGTGTAATGGATAGCCCGGATATAATTGTAAACATTGGAGAATGTAATTGATGGAGGCACCCCTGCCTTTACACCTTCAGCAATAATTGCAAGGTAGTCTGATGGTGTGCTAATGTCGAATGATGTCGGATAAACTAAATTGACACCGCCAAAGAATTCACCATACCTCATCCGCCCCATTGTCACTAAGCAGAACTCATAAAGATTAAATATCTGATCAGATACCGGCTTGATAAAGGCATACAGTGCCCTCAATTTATTCAATGATCCTGTGGCAGTTGATGCCTCTCCAATGGTTCCTGACTCATCAGATGCAGGCAGGTGCAATATTCTCCTTGCCTTGCTCATCTGCTGCTCAATCTCTGTGCGCAAAAAGTTCAATGTGTCCATTGGTGGACTCACAAACTTCAAGTATTCACCAGACAGGCTGCTGTCTCCTTCTGACAATGATGTCTTAGGCTTGATCAACAGCATCCCTGTTGGTGAGAATCTGCTCTTAACACCTGAGCCATTACAGCTCTGGCAGCTCCGATATCCTCCATTGATTGGATCAAAGATGCGCCCATCTTGGCACTTATTCCCTTCCCGATCCATAAACTCACAGATCTCACCTAATGCCACCATGAAAGGGAAGGCACTTGTGGCCTTGCTGATCTGAAGGTATGACTCATCAAGAATTACCTGATCAAGCAATGGCACTGCTGTGATGAAAGGACTCTGGAAGGCAATCTCACCGCCCACCATTTGAGGCATCCCCTCAAGCTTGTGGCATGGCACATATCCAAGGTTATGGCTGAAGTAAAGCACAGGCTCACTGAACTCAAGCTCTGACTTCTTGCCTACCTGGTAAATTTTCCAGATATTCATGTCATCATAAATCTCAAGCACAATGCCTGCCTTCTCCATCTTGCTGCCCACCTTAACATCTGATCTGTCATCAGTGATCACCATGTAATACTCACCATACTTCTGCCCCACAATTGACTTGCATGAATAGTATTCCGGCATTGGCCTGATTAGCTCATTAGATACTATCTCCTCACCTTCCTCGTCAATTACGGTGTCAATATCTTCCGGCTCAATTGCAATAATACCATTGGGATCAATGAGCTTTAATGTAGGCACCATGCTCTTCATGAACATTTCAAGTGAGCCAAATCTTTCAATCTCTGAATTGACAAATCTTTGGAATGTGTCCTCTCCAAAAATTGGCTCAAGCTCCTCATTGTACCTGATGCTCCAATTCTGATCAGCAAAGGCCCGGCTGATGGTGGCCTTGAAGTCCTCAAATATGCTCAATGTGGTAGGCTTATAATTAGCCTTTATGTATTCAGCCTGTGCATCGGTTTGGTTTGGAGCCCTCACATTCAATAGGTGTGCAGGGTAAATGTCAGGCCGGGTGTGCGGCAAGATGCTATCATACATCTTAGCGGCATAGTTGTAACCCGGCCAATACTCAGGATATTGACTTACTCCAGTGCGTTCCTTGGTTATTGGATTGACAGGAGTCCTTGCAGATGCAGCCTCCCACCCTTTGTGCAGGGCAGAAAACTTGCGCACAATCTTGTCAATCTCCTCAATACTTAGTGCCATTTAAAATATTGTTAGTTGGTTTTTCAATGATGTTTGAGCCACAGCTCTTGCTTCTACAATAGTTTGGTATCATGATTAACGCTGTATTAAAGAGAGGCCTCTGCCCTCTGATGTGTTCAATGTTACTGTGTTGTACTTATAGTGATTGGCATATTCAATCAGCTTCTTTACATCAGCAATGTGGATGGTGTCATGGTAGGCTATCACACCGCCCGGCTTGATCACTCTCTCAATCTCTTTGAACTCTGGGAGGATATTCTCCCATGAATGATCTCCATCGACAAAGATAAAATCAAAGTGATCCTCAGGCATATTGGCAAGCACCTTGATGGATTCACCTAAAATAAAGTTCCATCCTTTGCCTGCCTTGTTGAAGTCAAGCTTTCTGTAATCATTGA